CATCGGGCTTTCAGTAAATCTCTTGAAGAAGCTGTCGCCCGACTTTGCTTGTTTGGACTCGCGGATTTCTTTGGCTTTCCTCTCAGCCGTTTCCATCGGGCTTTCAGTAATTTTACTTAGTAGGCCCTTACCTGATGTCATTTCTTTGGCTTTCTTACGAGCCTCTTCTACTGACATGGGTTTTGAATCAAACTTGAAGCTGCCTTGGCTACCTACCTTCGCGCCGGTGTCTTCGTATTTCGACTCTGCTTCTTTCTTAGGTGCAGCCTTCTTAGGCTCAGCCTTCTCAGCTACTTTCATAGCTTTCTTAACCGACGCAGGTGCAGAAGACTCAGTATCCCTAGACGTAGCCGACTTGACAGCGGCTTCTACGTTTGAAAATGGCCCGCTGGATTTCATATAGTCACTAATTTTGCGGCGGGGTTCTTCCTCAGTCTTGGATTCTGCTTTACGGCCGATCTGCTCTTCAATAGAACGCGGTTTTTTTACAGACTCCAAGTCATAGGATTTAGCGGCTCTTGTATCACTGTCTTCATAACGAGTTCCCACGGGCTCTCCAGAACCAGAACGCACAGGATTGCCAGAACTATCGCGGAGAACGCCACCGCCGCTGTCGTAACGCTTTACTTTATGTTTCATGATTTACTCCAATGTCCAATTATGGCGTTAGCAATAACCGTCAAAACACCACCGGCACCGGCAGCTGCAGCCAACAATCTCCAGCCCCCCTTAGCTTCAGACAGGGTAGTCTGTATGCTTTGGATAGCTTTTTTGATCTCTTCCATGTCCTGAACGAGCTTGTCCATGTCCTTCTGCAAATGCTCGATGTCATTTGCATGCGTAGCTAGTTCACGGGCTGTTTCAATCTCGGGACTCATTTCAACACTTCCACGCTCTCAAAGATTTGTTGATGCGGCTATTCGGATCGCTCGCGGTTTTGGACGAAGTGAGTTTCTTTTTCATCCCTTCCATGCGTGCGCAGAAGGAACGCTTTCGCGCTCCCCCCTCCGGTTGTGGAGCTTTCAGCCCCGGCTTGCCGGGGTTCGCCGCGTTGTAAGAGGCTCGCCCTTTGGCGTTCAATCCACCCTTGGGGTTCTTGCCTTCCTTGCGCTGCCATGCTGGGGTCTTAGCCATAAAACACCATAATAGTCGTGTTGGACAGTGTGGCATGCACGTCGGTATCAAACTTAATACCTTCGCCGGGCACAATAATGTGTGTTACCCCCGCCGTTGTCGGGGCAGTAAACGAAAACTTCGTCGTACCGCCCGATCCACCATCCTTCAAGACTACTGTGCCAGCCGACGCGAAAGTAACCGTTACCGCCTTCACTCGTGTAGGAGCGCCATAAGCAGTGTTAGTAGAAGTTACCTGCGTCGATTTAACGTCTGTTTGCATAGCCATGACGGCCTCCTATTAGACGTTTTGCTGGCCTTCGAGCGGATCGGCAACGAAATACTGAATCACGCCAGACATGTTTCCGGTACCTGCGCTGCCGCCTACGCGGGCAGTGATATACACCATTTCCGTTGCAGACATTACTACGCCAAGCGAAGTGCCCGAACCAGTTGCACCGGGGGTAATCGTGCCAACGACGTTGCTGGCGTTATCCAGCAGACCCGCGCCAGTGTTAGTGCCAGAGGTGTAGAGCGTGAAACCCATGTCAGTCTGGCCAGTAGCTGCGTCGCCAGTGAAAGTAATAGACATGATGCGAGCGCCAGCGGGGAGGATGAGTGCAGGTGCGCCAGAAGTAGAAGAGACCGCGACGTTAGTAGAGCTTGCAGCAGCAACGTCGGCGATGTAGAAAGTAGCAGCCATCAGGCCGGAACCACAATACGCGGTGCGAGTCTGATCGCCACCGCCCGAACGCCAAATACTTTGGGTGGTAGAAAGTGCCATTTGAATTTTCCCTCATGCGGTTAGGTACGTCGATCTGCATGAAGTCAGCCGGGACTGTTCGACGCACCGGTATTCCCGGTATTACCGCTTTTATACTAGGGGGCAGGCGGGGAGTCAAGCAGCTTGTTCGACTTTTTCAGGTTCTCTTCTTGGGTCATGATCTTTAAGTTTGATAACACGTGTAGCCCACAAATCGTTTCTCCGTGTAAAGGATAATCGTGGTCAACCACGTAGCGTTCTCCGGTCAATTTGGTTAGCTCTATAGCTTTCAAATACAGTTTTCGTATTGCTAACTTCTCTTCTTTAGTAACCCACTTGGGGGTGGCATTGCGATGGCGGCGCTTACGGGCGCTAGTTAAGGCTTTGTAGACCTCTGGGTTCTCTTGCTTATGCTTATTACGGTGTCTGCGTTTTTCTTCAGGTGGGCGAGCATTAGCACGGGCTTTTACTACCGCTTTGTTCTTCTCATAATAGCGTTTACCCGCCGCCTTTGACGCTTCTGATTTTGGCTTTTCACTGCGTTTCTTATTGTCAAACGTCCAGTCTTCTTTCATGCACTCCACACATGCACCTTTGGTTTTTCGCAAGGTGGTGTGCCCACGAGTGCAAGGCTTACCTGTGTAGTAATACTTGGCACCGGTTGCTTTGGCAGTTGCCCGATCAGTGGGGTATTGAGAGTAGTCCATATTATCCTCCTGTCATATGACACGAGTAATGATAATCGAACTTCAGAAAAAGAACAAGGGGGCCGAAGCCCCCTTGAGATACCGCATAAATACTAGCTTATGCGCCCTGCGAACCGAACATACCAAGCGGATCGCTGAAGCCGAACGAATATCTCTCGCGCGCCTTGTATCTAACATTCCCTGTATCGAAGTCACCATCCATTGACTGTGCCAGCGGGGTACGAACAAAGTGCTTCATACCGTTTGGAACGTCAGTGGTCAGGAACCATGCGTTGTTATCGGTCAGCCAGTGGTTAATTGCGTAACCTTCTGGGATCGAACCGTTGTTCTTCAGCGCGTTGATGTCGTTGTCGTTGGTGCCAACGCGGAGGCTGGTTTCCAACAGACGAGTCGCAACGAACTGTAGTGACGGTGGGATAACAAGCTTACGTGGCTTAGCTGCGATCAGCAGGCCGCGTTCGTCAGTCCATGCTGCGATTTGAATCACAGCGTTTTCCAACGAAGTTTCGTTCAGGTCAGCAGGAGTTGTCGGGATGTTTGAGTTAACACCGCCGCCCACCAATGGGTGGTTTGCCGAGAACAGTGCCTGACCGTCACCGCCAGCATACGACGAGTTGAAGCCGTTGTTCAGCACTGCTGCGGCCTTAACTTGCTTGGTGTATGCCATCGAACGAGCCAGCGCCTTGGTATAACGAGCCGACAGGCTGTCATACAGGTTATCTTCAATCGCTTCTTCAGTGATCGAGAAACCTTGGGCGATGGTTTCGTGGTTGTATCGAGCAGTCCATGCTTCCTGACCGTTGTCGTACGCGATTGCAGAACCTTCGTTCTTAACCGGTGCGGCAGAGAAGCCAGACAGCTTGGTTTCTTCTTCGAACGAACGCTCGGAAGTCTCGGTTTCGTAGATTTCCTTGTGTTCTTCGCCGTAACGAGCGTACTCCAGACCGAACAATGCGTTCAAGCCGGGGAGCAGCTCTTTCAGTAGTTGTGCGCGTGAAATAGCCATGATTTAGCTCCCTTATACGTTGGCAGTGCCGGTCGGATTGAGATACTGATGACCACCCGTCACAGTTACCGTAGTAGTGTAGACAAGCGGATCGCCCGTAGCCGTTGTGGTAGCTGCCATGTACGGAGCGTTCCACTTAACGATTACTTCACTGTAGTTGCCGTTGGCATCGACGGTCTCAGGAACGAGATCAACGACACGGAACGGTAGTGAAGCGGCGGTATTCGAACCGGAATCGTAGGCACCAATATTCGAGTTACCCGAAATAGTGCTGTTCGAAGCTGGCTGCGAAATTGCCATATTGTTACCCAAAATCAGGTTGTCAATTGGTGTGATGGTGGTCGAAGTTGCGCCGCCAGTCACAGCAACCTTAAACAACTGATCAGGATCATCGGATACATACGCCAGAATGTCCGAAGCGACAACACTACCGGGGTAGTAGTTGGCAAACAGTTTCTGACCCGTCGATGGGTTAGTGTAGCTGCACCCAAGGAAAACACCGACAACACCGGTCGCGGAAACAGTAGTAGTACCTGTCTCTTTGACAATGAAGCCAGACGATAGGCGAACGATGTCGCCGTTGTAGATCGCACCAGCAGTGTTGCTGGCAATCGGGAGTTCACGAGTTTGGCCCGCGAACACCTGACCGCCGATCAGATTGATCGGTTTTAGCCCGTAGGGGGCATTTACAGTCGGATAAGCCATTTTAGCTCCTAGTTAATAAAAAGCTACTTATTACCTTTACCAAAGGTTGTCGTAGACTTCCGTTCATTGAACAGCGGCATACGAGCATCGCTCTGGCGCATCAGTGTGTTATCAACCGATTGCTCCTGCTTCGACGCTTGGTCGTTGTAGTAAGCATTACGTGCTTGCACGGTTTCTGTCGGCTGCTTACACAACAGCAGTCCACCAATTTCGACATTCCCCGACGCATTTCCGGGGATCATTAGTTCAGGATGGTCTTCCGCTTTTACCGGTACCCAGCCTTCACGCATACGCATGGCGACGTTTTGGGCGTAGGTCTGACCGTTAACTGCTGTAGCAATCCAACGGAAATTCCAACCGGGTTCAGGGGTCGGATCAGGCAGCATCGACGGTGGGGTATAGACCGCACGTGCTGTCTTTTCACGGGTAACCAAATCACGAGGGGTACGATTTTCAGCCATTTCTTGCCTCCAGTTTTGCTACTTCAGCAGCATATTGCTGCGGGGTTAGTCCATACTTTTTCGCCAGATCGTATTGTCTCTGGGTAAGCTGGATTGTCTTCTTACCAGTCGAACGACTAGCAGGTGCGACGACCGTAGTAGGTTTGGCTGGAGCTTCCTGCTGACTTGCAGGCTCAGATTTTGGCGTATCCGTCGCGCCGAACAATTCGGGGAACGTCTTTCGCATGCGCCCGTCGATTTGGGCGAAGTAATCATCAGTGCGTGGGTCTATGCCCGCGTTGACTAGCTTGTGATGCAGCCCTAGTGCGTAGCTGGTGTATTCTTCGAACCCCGGTTGACCGTACCACTGGTTTTTTGCCTGCCAGCGCAGCGTCTTCTCGTCCGGTTGAACCGTTTCGGGTTGCGATGGTGCTCTTTGTACAACAGGTTCATCCTCTTGTAAAGGGGCGGGCCTATAATTTTTAACTTGGTCGAATCTAACCTTTGCCTCCATCAGCGCTTCTTGGGCGGCAATAATGGCATCTGTGTCAAACGATTCCTGCGCATCTTTCAGACTACGCCGTGCAGCAACCAACTGGGCTTCTGCTTCTCGTGTTGCTGTAGACGCATAAATCTCTTGTCCGTAGTTGACCGTCTGCTTGAGCTTTTTGTTCTCTTCAGACAGGTACTCCAAAAGCCGGTCCATCTCTTGCTTTTCTCGCAAGAGTTCTTCTTTACGGCGGCGCTCGTCGTGACGGGCATGCGTTAGCTCTTTGATACGCGCCTGCACCTTGTCCGAGTAGTTCTCAATCTCGTCGTCGGTCGGATCGGCGACTTCTTTGTCTAAAGGTTTGCGACCTCTGTCCCTATCCGGCGTATCATCAATTAATTCAATTTCGACATCATCGCCAGCAGCGATTCTTGTTTTTTCCTGTACTGCCGTACTTTCCTGCTGTTCCTCCTCATCGGGGAACCGGAACTCTTCGCCCTTGAACTCAGACATAACTTTCTCCTGTTAAGCGCGTGCGTAACCACGCGGGTCTTCAACGACACCTTCCACCTGATCGTCATTGATCATGCGGAACTCTCTGCCGTGAATGGTGAATCGCGTACCGGAGTACGTGCGAACCAGCACAAAATCGCCCTCTTCACACCAAGGGCCGCTGGGAAACTTGTTAGTATCTTTGTAAGCATCTGGACCGATTGCAACGACAAAAAGAACGGTCGTTGTCTGTTCCTCGATCCGTTGCGATACTGCCGCTTTGACAAGCACCGAATCGTCAAACGTGTCTTCCGCAGGCGGTACTGCACACAAAAGCTTCCACCCTTTTGGTTTGGGTAGCTGCCGTGCTTTAGCATCGTCTCCCGGCGCTTCAACAGACTCGTCTTTTAGTTCAGTTTCGTTTTCAATTAAGTCTTTTAAGTATTTCGGCAGGATTAACTCACTCATCGCCTTCTTCTCCTTTGCGTATTGCTTCAACAAGGTCAAGTAATAACCGCTCCGCAAGGGCTAGACCTTGAATCATCCCGCAGAGTTTTTGATAAGCTGCAAAATCCTGACACACGCCAGTGGCCACGTCATCAGCATAGTTGTTCATTTCAATGCGTAGCTTCTCGCGCAGTACGCTTGCGAAGTCGTTGCTCATTTATTCTCCTTTTGGTTTTGCCTCGTTCTTCTTAAACGCCGCCATGTGTTTTAGTGCGGCTTGTTTTCTTTGAAGGTCTGCTTGCTCTTTAGCCTTGGCCGTATCAATGCCCATGCGCACACCTTCTGCCGTTTGCTTGGCTTCAAGGGTTGCCTGCTGGTGTTTGATGTTCGCGCCGACTTTCATAGCTTCCAACTGCTGACGACCGTCGATCTCTTGTTTGCGAAGATCGAGTTCTTCTGTTTTGGCCGCAGCGTCGATTTGCATTTGCTTTTCTTTGATCTCCAACTCTTTGGCGCGAAGCTGTAGTTCTTGCATCTGCATTTGCACAATCGGGTCTTGCATCTGCTGCTGTGCTTGTTGTTGTGCAGCGGCGGCTTGGTTCTGTTGCAACACTTGTTGTGCTGCTTGGGCCATCATCTGCGACAAGGCCAACTCGTACTGCGGTGGCAACTTCTCGTCTTCCGGCGGCAGTGCAACACCCATCTGCTCTTCGATCTTCTGGCGATATAAGAACCCAACGTGCTCAGAGATGTGTGCTGCCATCGCTGCTTGCATTTGTTGCGCTTGCGGATTTTGCCCAATTAACTGCGCCATCATCGGGTCCTGCATTGCTGCCATGTGAACCTGAATATGCGCCTGATGATCTTGGTAGAAGAACGCTTTTACGGGCTCTAACTTCAACACCGCCATATTTTCTGTCACAGGATCGCGTGGTTTCTGATCGTCTGGCAGCGGCACCATTTTTTCTGCGTTTTTAATACCCAACACCTCCAACATCTGACGATGCAGGAACGGCATGTCATAAATCTGTGGTGCGCCTTGGGCTAACTGAAGAACGGCTTGGTACTGAACAACGCGCTGAGACAGCGTAGCTGCGTTAGGGTCGCTAACGGGAATTAAGTCCACCAGATCGTAGTCTTCACGTTTGGCCTTCTTCGTGCCGTACTCTGGTGTGTATTCGTAATCCGGATCGGTGTAGTCGCGGATAATGTTTTTCAACAGCTTGAACTCGCGCTTTAGTGTGCTGTGCACACGCGCTTGTACGGCTGTCATCACTTTAAGTTGCCGCTCTAATATAGCCAGCGTAGAACCTACTGGCGAGTTGGCCGACATATCCGAGACCTGCAAGTCTGCCGTTGCAGCAAACCTACGACCTTCATCGACGATCTTATCGAGTAGTCCTGACAAAACCGCAGACGGTTCTTTGTAAGGTAGTGGCAGAATCGAATCACGGATGTTGCCAGAGGCTACATCCACATCTCTGAATTCGCCCGGAGCAATAGGCGTGTCGTCACCTTTAATTCGCAGACCACGTGACTTAAGACCGCCGGGTAGATTTGAAAGGGTGCCCGCGTCAACCAGTTGTCTCATGATACTGGTTGCATTCTTGGCGAATCCGCCAATCAGGTGGAACAGACCAAAGCCGTAAGCACCGAAGCCCGGAATGTACTGGTAGTGAACAAAGTGCTGGCGTTTGAGTTTTAGCTTGTCGTCTTGGTTCCAGTTTCTGCGTATGGCCAGAATCTGGTTGGTGCCTTTTATGATGGTGACCACGTACGGCAACGCAATTTCCGTCAACTCATTCTTGTCGTCTTTATCTGCGTAGGGATCGTCTTCCAAGTACAGATCAACGTGGCACTCATACAGTGTGTATCTGTCGTCGTTCAAATCAGAGAAGCCCGTTTCTTTGTCTTTGGCTTTCTGAATGTCCTCCACGACTTTCTGCGGATCGCCCAACTCCACATCGCAGTAAAACCCTGCTTGTTGAAGTTTCATAATCTCGTTCTTGGTCTTACGCATCACGTGCGTGACCCGGTAGCAAGTGTCTAAGTCTGATGCGCCATACGGCAAGAAGATGTCTTCTGCCGGAATAAACATACTGACTTGGCGACCGAGGTTGGGATCGTAGTACACCTTCTTAAACGCCGAACCGGTGGCCGGGAGACTCCAGAGCATTCTTTCATGCTCTGGACGGTACTCCGTCATCACCTCGGTTAGCTCGTAGTTCATATCCTCTTCGACCCGCGCTGCGGCCTCCATGACCTGCGGCGTTTCTTTACCGATGATCTTGGTTCTCACAGGCCCTGCTGCGGGGAATGTCTCGGTGATGGTTTCGGACTGGAATCTAACAACGGCTTCGGCCAGCATAGGGTGGAACACGCCACATGCGCCGCTCCACGGTTCTGTGCGTTCTTCGATCTGGAGGCCCAAGAGCTTAATGCCCTCGACGTACATCTTCTCCCATTCCTTGCGGGAGCCTTTATCGTTGTCGATGTCGTCTGCCAAGTCACTGGCCAGCGACTGCAAGCTGCCGTCGTCCATCTCCTCGGCCAAGTTACTGCTGAAGTCTTCTTCGCCCTCGACCTTAGCCAACTCAATCGCAAAGCCCGGACCGCTGATGTTGACCGCTTCAGGGTCTACGATCTCGACCTCGATGCCCTCGGCATCGTCCTCTTCGGGCAAGCCCATCGGTGCTTGGTACAGCGCTTTATCAATCGCCATGATGTTTCCTTAATAATAAGCAGCCCTGCGGGGCGCGTAGTATCTGTCGTCTTTTTCGTCCGTGTCGAGGGTAATAAACCCCCCTTGCCGAAAGCGTAGCAATGCTTGCGACGTAGTATCCACGAAGTCGTCGTGTTCTCCAACTGGAAACGCCGCAACTTCCTCGATTACTTCCCGTGCCCATCGGGTGTCCGGTGCCCAGACTTTGCCCGAAGTAAATAAGTCTGCGATGGCGTTGACTCGGACAATTTTGTCGTTGCCTCGGCTGGGGCTGAATTCTTGGACAGGGATTCCCATTGTGCGGAGTTCTTGAATAAGTGGGGCACCTGCTGCCTTTTTCTCCACGATGAACGCATCCGGCTCCCACTCCTTGTAGTGCTTCAGTGCCACTTGTTTTAATTCTGGAAACGCCATCCGATCCTTGAACGCGTCCAGCAGGATTAACTGCGGCGTGTCGTTCTCTTCCTCGTTGTAGAAGATGCCCCATGTCGTGCAGGCCGAGAAGTCAGACGATGTCTTTTGTTCGTATGCCGTATCCCACGACTGAATAATATATTCGCAACGCGGCGGGTCGTCCTTGTCCCATATCCGCCAGTGCCGCCGAGCAATAATGGCCGAGTTCTCCGATGTCGGCTGCTGCATATACTGCGCGTTCCAGAACCTCGGGTCCATCCCGGCCTTCTTACCTTTTAGTGCCTCCAGCGGCCACTGCTCCGGCCAGAGCGATTTCTCCAGCACGGTGCCGTCTTCTTGTTCTTTTTCTAATATGGCCGGTAGCTCCACGATCTCCCACTGATCCGCCTCGGGGTTGCGCGTCTGGTAGTCAATCAGTCGGCCTGTTAAGTCCAACAGCGACCACCTTGTCATAATTACTATGATCGCCCCGCCCGGCATAAGTCGCTGTAGCGGGCCTGTTTGGAACCACGCCCACGCCGTATCGAACGCAAGTCTAGAGTTTGACTTTACGTCCTGTTCAGAATGAGGATCATCGATAACGAATAGATCAGCACCGCGACCAGCCAAAGCGCCACCCACACCTGCTGCGTAGTACTGGCCTTCTTCGGAGGTACTCCACTTACCGGCGGCTTTCTGATCATCAGAAATCTGCGTCCGGGGAAACAGGTCTTGGTATTCATCAGATTCAATCAGGTTACGGACACGACGACCAAAGTCCTCGGATAAGGAGGCGGTGTGGGTTCCCATGATGATCTTCTTGTTGGGGAACTTGCCAAGAAAGTAAGCGGGGAACAGGTAGGACGAGAATTCGGACTTACCCATACGGGGTGCAATATTGATAATGACGCGCTTCTTCTTTCCCGCAATCACGTCTTCAAAAATTTTGGCCAACTTCCTGTGATGTGGCCCTATTTTAAATCCGGGGTACACGTGCAGGGCAAAGCCCAGCATGGAGTCTTGACCAATCTGTTTCGACGCACGGGTTGCGCGTTCTTCCAAGTCCTGTAGCAGTTCTGCCTTTTCTTGGGGGCTTAGTGTGGGGAGTACCCGGTTCAGCGCCTGTATTTCTTCAGGACTCAGTACTGGCTTCATCGTCGATTTCTTTTATCTGGGCATCGCTGATGTCCGTGATGTCTACGATTTTTGCCAGTTTATTAAGTTTCTCCTTGATGCGGGCTTCCAACTCAACGTCGGACAGCTCGGTCTTTTTGACTTCTATCTTTTCGGTAAACAGACCAATCTCCGTGACTTTGCCCAAGAGGGCAAGTGCTTTTAGCCGCACGCTGGCGGTGGGGTGGTTGGTGTCTTCCAAGATTTTTGCCACCGTGTAGCCGCGCAACTCTTTGGCTTGGTGGATGAATTCCCAGTCATAGGCGGTAAGCATGCCTACTAAATGTTGGACAGCAGCGGGTGTTTTTATTTCTGCTAATGCTGTCTGTTGCGCTTCTGGGGGTTGCGCAGTTATAAACGAACCAAATGCTTTTCTTGCAGCGTTGGCTTCCAGTTCGGTAGCAACGTCACTACTTGCAGCGCCCAGACTCTTTAACCAATCGGCGGTTTTCACCTGTGCATCGATGACATCGACGGGATTGGTTTTCTCAAGGCGTGTGAAATCTGTGGAGTCCTGCTCCACATCCGGCGTGAAATTAATCAGATGATCCAACATGCGATGGTTCCCTTGACTTTGTCTTGTAACCACGTTGGCCGCAGTGTATAGTCGTTTCTGCAAGTGTGCAAGCGGGTCTGCCCGTTGCATAGTTGCTTCTCCTTGATGGTTCGCTAACCATCACTTTCGCCCGCCGCTCCCCTCGGCGGGTTTTTTTCGTCTGTATTTGTCTAAGGTTTGACAATTATATTTGCATTTTTTGCAATATTGTGGGGGGTGATTGAAATGGGGGTTTGAATCAGGGGTATTGTCTAAGTGATAACGGAAGTTGTGGGGATGGCTGGGGAATAGTGTTCTATGGAGACCCCCCACCCATCATCAGTTTTGGGGGGTGGGGGTATGGTGGGGGTCAAAAACAGCCAAATCAGCAGCAAAAAGGGTCATTTTGACCCGAAATAAACCGAATAAACCGATAAAACAGGGGGTATGGGATACTGAAATTGTCGGGGGAAAGCCCTCGGCACAACCCTTTTCAACCTGATTGGAGAACACCATGCAAAACGCTACTCAAACCCAAGTCAACAAGATCGTTGCCAAGTACCTCACCCAGCAAGACGACTTGCTCATCGCTATGCACTCGCTCGGCCTCGACACGCCCGAGACGCAGAGACCATACGTGATCGTCGCAGTATGCGAGGCACTCGCAGAGGGCAAGGGCTACAACCGCTCGAAAGACGGCAAGCCTATGCTCGACAGCAAGCACAAGCAGTACGAGTTCCTGAAGACCCGCGTACGCGACACCATGAACGCATTGAAGGGTGAGTCGCGTTCGAGCGGCAAGTCATCCGGCAAGACTGACCCAGTTGACGCGCTGATCACGAAGTTTGAGGCGTTGACCCCAGCGCAGCGCCGTGCGTTTCTGAAGGCCGTTGCTTGATTTCGGGTCAACCTGACCCGTTTTTTCCTGAACGTGACAGCGGGAGGGCTGGCCGCTGTTTCAATCCCTGTCAAACCCAGCCCAAATCAACCTGAAAGGCATCAATCATGACCAAACTCATCCTCAAATTCGCACTAACCCGCGCACCATCAGACCGCGCCAAACTTCAGGCGTACCTCAACAAGCACATGATGGCTGTGTGCTTGGCAACACCAGAGGAAATCGAGTTCCTCAAAGCTAACGACTTCCGCATCTAACCCTGAAAGGAACCACACCATGAACAACCGACTTCAAAAGTACGCCCACTTACTCGGCACAATCGTCGCTGTCTGCTGCGTTGTTATCCCGCTGGACTTCATCGAGGGTGACGGCGCGATCTGGCTTCCCATGTACACGCTGGGCATATTCATGCTGACCAACCGGATCAACCGCATCTATTACGAAGAAAACGGGTCAAAATGACCCGAAAAGGGGGGTATCCGGCACTATCCATCGTTTTATCAACTACGGACAACTTTCGGACACCCCCAAAACCCGCATGAATCCTAGCGTCTGAATAAATACAGTCCTATATATACATATATATAAATAAAAACTATAGGGTAGTAAAAAATGTGTTTTAGTACGTGCGTTTCCGCGTTCGCACCCGTTCAACTTTTTGTTCTGTTTTGAAGGGGTATAGCTATTTCCAAAAACCATGAACACTTAGGACTGTCGCGTCGCAAACCCAGCACCAGTGCGTCTTCTGGGGTGTCCAAAAAGGTGGACATGCTCGGCAAAACGATGGATACTTCCGGACACACTATCCAAAACACCTTTTAAAAGAGGACAAAATGAAATCGTTTATGTTGTACATCGGCATGACTGACAAAGAAGTTCATGCGGCCTTACTCAAGCGTGGCATCCGAGGTGCGGAAGCACAGGCCATACGCCAACAAGTGGCCGAACACAAACGCGCAGTACGAAGCAACGCAGCACGCAAGCGCATGGTGCAAGACCTGTGGCGTGAACTACTCACACCGTTGGCGAACGAGCAGCGCAGCGTGCGGTCAATGCTGAACTACGAAAGCCAGAAGTACCCGAACCCACAACGGCGTGAAGCGTTGAACGCATACGCCAAGCTACTGGCCAAGCTAAAAGAAAAGCTGCGTGAGTACAGGTACTACGGCGAACGCACACCCAAAGAACAGGCCAAGTACCTGAAGCAGGAGAAGGGCAAGGAGATACCCAACGAGGGCAAGCATTGGACGGACTGGGTTCCCGAGCACATGAAGCGGGCGATAGGCCAAGCGTTTGCCGAGATACCCCGCGCAGCCAAGGCCAGAGTCAAAGACCCATTCCCACGCACCATGTCAAAGGCCGACAACATCAAGCTGCGTATCAAACATATCGCCACGGCCAAGCGCGAGATTCTCGAAGCCGAGCAGGAACTCACCCTGATACGCGAACTAAACAAAGGCCAACCCAGCGAGGCCGAGCGCGATGCGCAAGCTAAGGTGAAACACACCCAGAACATTCTGAACTGGCTAATCCTGCTCGACGATGACGAGCAAGTGCCACACACATGGGGTGAACTATATGTAGCAGAACTACCGGTAGTAAAGATGCCGGAAGAAAACGGGTCAGCCTGACCCGAAAAATCAGGCACAACAAAAGGAGAAGCAAATGAAACACTACTTGGGACGTATCGGAGAAAGAAACGGTGACTTCGAGTACGACACGCCGTACCTATTCACAACCAAAGGTGACCCTGCCAAGCACGCCGACAAGGTGGCAAAAGATTGGCGCGGGAGTACCAAAGGCGATTGGGACAAGGCGTTGCAGGGGTACTGGTGCGACACCACGCTGGTCTATGTGGAGGACTACCGCGAGATACCCGAAGCAGACTTCGAAGTCCTGAAGAAGTACCTAGCAGTTCTTTAACCACAACAAGGAGAAGTGAAATGAAGATCGTATACAACAGCAACGGCTACGGCCTACAACTAACCGCAGATGAAATGCAGATGGTTGCTACAGACTTGGGCGTGACGGTACGCGAACCCAACAAAGGCAGCAACGACACTTGGTTCAGAGAAATAGATTGGCAGCGGTTTCGCAGCGACGAGTATCTGGTGTCGCTGGTAGAGCAGGGCAAGCTGAGTAACAAAGACCTACGCATCGTCGAGCTACCTATAGATGATGACTGGTACATCCACACCGATCACCACTCATATGAGGATGTGCTGTACGCAGACACACGTTACGTCAGCGCAGTAACAGGGGAATAACTAACCACAACAAGGAGAAGCAACCATGACTGAAGCAGAGCAACTAGTAGCGCAGTTCAAAGAGGAACGCCAAGCACGAGGGTTCTACACCGTAGCCATATACCTGATTGACCGTGCCTTCGGCGGTCACGAAGAAGGCGGGTGGTACTACGACTGCGGCACGCCATGCCTTGAACCAGAGGCAGCGTTGCACATGAGGGCGTTTGACAGATTGTCTGACGCGGAGAGCTACACGGCGTACCTGAACCTCACGGTGATACCCGACTGGAACGAGGGCAGGCGCGACATCGGCAGCGTCCTGTCCGAAGGGGTGTTCGAAGCACTCTGGTCTGAGGGATTCCCTCAACCGTTCCCAACTAGCCGTCCACACTACGAGTAAAGGAGAAACACCATGCACCTGATCCACATCAAAACCAACGAACCAGTCAAGACCGGCGACGTAGCGCATACGTTCGACGGTGAAGCAGTCATAGTCACAGGCTGGAGAACACCACACCACGCTGGCAGCACCGGCAGGGTGTACGTGAAGTTCATGAACGACAGCGGCTGGGTCACCGAGTTCTACCCCAGCGTGATCAACGCCAAGTGGGTGGGGAGGGACGATGGATGAGAACGAACTGTTTGCTATAGCTGCCGCCCTCGTCGGCGCAATCCTTGGCTGCGTACTGGGTGCGCTGCTTTTATTACTTGTCTTTAATCGTTTTTAACTGAAGGGAGAAGCACATGGACAACACACCAACACTAAAAGCTATGCCGCGCCCGATGCGCGTACTAGATAAGTACACCAACGATCAGCTACACAATGCAGCGCGGAAGATGGAGCAGCAGGGAGGCAGCTTCGCTTCACGCATAGCCGCAGCCTATTTCTACGCTGACCTGTCCAACCGGCGCAAGTTATTGGATGCGTTCGGTGACTTGTTCGAACGGTTCATTGAGAAGGAGGGTGAGTGATGGACATATTAGTTTGGTATGTGTGGGAAGAAGAACAGGTGACGCTGCCTACGCTGTTCGATACGAAGGAAGCCGCTGAAGTGTACGCACGGATTCTGTTTCCTGATGAGAACCCAGACAAACGGTACGCACGCATTTATTTTCGCAGGGTATTAACGATGTCTGACTTGAACGGAGGGTGAGATGAACTGGATAACCACGCAGATTGCAACGAAAGAAAACGGGTATGGGTACAGCGACTACGAGATGACGGTGTTAAGTACGCCCACGCTGATCGTAGAGATGGTGCTGACAATACCATTCGATGACGGTGAGCAACCATACCTGCGCTTCATACTGGGTGACCCAGAAGAACGCTTCGACACGGACACACCGACAATCCCACTAACGAGAGAACAGGCGCACACACTACTGACAACCAGCTAACCAAAAACGGGTCGGGCTGACCCGAAATCAGCCCATACATAACTTAATAACAGGAGAAGTAATCATGCAACTACACACGACAAGTACGTGGGTCAACCCACATGAGTCCGACTTCGAGCTACGCCTACGCCATGCTCGTGAAGAAGCAAAACAAAAACGCCGTGAGTACTGGCTGCTAGGCTACGACGGTGCTGCTGCGCTGCGTTTGATTGACGATCTCAAGAACGTGCTACGCACCATGCACGTGGTGGCTACCTGCCCCGATGCGTTCTACATCGAACGTAACTACCCAAACATCAACAAGGACGATGCGCGTGAGCACATGTGGCACGCTGACCTGCAACATCGGTTCAAGCTACACCCCGCAGTCGTTGCCGCTGTTGGGCAGTATCGGCCTAAGTCAGTTCACTCGTTGGTTTTTGAGTGGCCGCACGTATCCGAGACTGACCCCAACCGACTGGCCTACACACGCGACAACCGTTCAGGCCACGAGGATCGACAGGTCATCACGACGGTGGGCAAGTACCTAGCCCGACACTTCCCCGATATGCCTGACCATGCGGTACGCGATCTAGCTGCACGCTACGCGGGCTATCGGTTCGAGCTGTGGGATACCACCGAGCGCATCATTCGCTCCGTGCAAGAGGGGCCAGCAAGCTGTATGCAGTGGGGCGAGGAGACAGACTACAACGATCACCCGTACCGTGCGTATGACCCCAACCTCGGCTGGCGTGCAGCCGTGCGCCTCGATGGTCACGGTCACATCGTGGGTCGTTGCTTGGTCAACGTGGAGTCTAAGACCTTCGTGCGGTCGTATGCACACAAGGACGGCGGTTACTCGCACAGCGACGAGGGGCTTGAGTCATGGCTGCGTGAGCAAGAGTTCAGCAAGGACTGCGACTGGATCGGTTGCAGGCTGGCCATGATCGACAACGGCTGGGGTAAGTTCATGGCACCGTACCTCGACGGTAACTGTAAGCGTGTGCAGCAGGTGGGCAACCATCTCGTTGTGCATGAGGAGGGGCCGTACGTGTTCGAGTGTACCAACGGCAGCTACGAGGAAGACCACGGACGCGAGTGCGACGACTGCGGGGATAGCCACGACGAGGACTCCACCACATGGGTTGGGCGACACGAGGATCACGGCGTGTGTCCATCATGCAGTCGGGACTACACCTATGTGTACGGTCGCAGGGGTAATCAGTACTACCTGCACAACGACAACATCGTGTGGGACCACCACGGCCACGAGGGGTATGACCCCGAGTATCTCAGCGACAACAACATGGTCGAGCTGCATGACGGCGACATCATATCGATGGACGAGGCGGTGTACCTTGAGTCACGCGGTGAGTATTGGTACTGCAACGACGATGAGGTTGTGTTCTGTGAGCATGACGACAAGTACGAGCACATCGAGGACGTGACCGAGTTGGAAGACGGTACGTACGCAGACCCAGACAACATCTGGACATGCCATGTGTCAGGCAACATCTACCACGAAGCAGCACACAAGCGGGAGCGTGTACTGCTGAGTATCTTGGGTGCTGACTTTGCGCATGACTACGTATCCGTACACGAGGACAACATTAACAGCTTTGAAGCCAACCTCGACGCAGACCTGTCTGCGTTTGCAACACTCTAACCATCAAGGAGAACTACCATGACTAAGCAAAACACTATCCAGTTCAAAGTACTGAACAAACTTCTTTCAACCAAGCGCCCACATGGGTCAGAGACCAACAAGCGAATCACGGCATGGCTGCGTGAGCAACTGCCGTTTGAATTAAATAAAATTTCTTTTTATGATGGGGCAGGCAACCTGCACGTGGACAACCGATCGCTTGACTCACACAAAACCCTGTTCGTCGCACACGTAGACACAGTGCATAGATCGGAGGGTAAGAACAAGATCAGGAAGACCCAGACCCACTGGCATGCCAAGGGTGACGTGCTGGGTGCTGACGATGGCGCAGGGGTAGCAATACTGTTTCACATGATTCACCACAACGTGCCGGGCTACTACGTGTTTACGCAGGGCGAAGAGCGAGGCGGGGTAGGTGCGCGATATCTGGCTGAGAAGATGCCTGACTTGCTGGGTGAGTTTGATCGTGCCATTGCGTTTGATCGTCGGGGTATCGATAGCGTGATTACGCATCAAGGCTGGGGCAGGTGTTGCTCCGATGCGTTTGGTGATGCGCTGGCTGACGCGTTGATGGCGGGGTCTGACCAGTTGATGATGCTGAACGATGACACCGGCGTGTACACCGACACCGCTGAGTTTACTGACATCATCCCCGAATGCACCAACATCTCTGTAGGCTATGACCGTGAGCACACGCAGGCCGAGAGCCTTGACCTCAACTACTATCAACATCTTTCTGCTGCGGTT